GGCCAGAAGCCGTACCGCCAAACGTCTTGAGCGGCGCACCAAACTCGCGGATCAGGATCGTCGAATACGAGAACGACTTGCCGGTGTAAAAGTATGACTTGAGAACCGAATGAAGAAGTCGACTCCACCCCTGTCGGCTGTCAGGGACGATGACATCAGCATCATTTGTCTTTTCGTGGGTGATTGACACACCCGACTTGACTTTCGGCAATTCGTGAATCTTTGCCCGCTCAACGGAGAAGCCAACGCCACCGCCAAGCATCAAGTGGTCGAAAAGGAACTCGAAGTCTTCGACCTTCTCGATATTGATGAAGTAACAGTTGTTCAGTGACGCTGCGTTGAACTTTTTGACGAGCGGCGTCCCCAACTGCCATAGGGCTCGACCGGAGAAAGAACAGCGAAGGTTGAACATGTGGTCGAACAGGTGTTCTGCCTGTTCTTGGGTGTATGGAACACCAATCTCGATGGCGCCGTTGATGACGCGCTGAATGGTTTCGGGCCACATTTCGTTGCGTCCAAGATGCTCGATCGGACGGCTATAGGTGCGGAGATACACGATCTCACCAAGCCCCCCAAACCCCCACGGTGCCTGCTTTGAAGCGTAGTTAGCTACGAAGTCGTCGTCAATGTAAGCCATTTCTTTTTCTCCCTGAACCGCTGAGGTGATTTATATAAGACCAAGTTCACGGGCTTTGCTGAGCGGAATTTGACTTCCTGCAGCTGCCACGATCACTTTTGATTTCGTGAAAGGCGTAATTTGTTTTTCGGCTATGATGTCATGGCCAACATAAACAGTTTGTTCGTCTTCCATTGATGGAACATCCCCGAGTCCCCAGATTTTCGCTGGTGGCCCAGATTCCCCATCACAATCGCCCGTGGGATTGCCACAGACTGGGCACGGCATACGGTCGGCGCGCAGCAAGCGGGCACCTGCCACAAACTCTTCTGAGCGACCGAATTCCTGAGCCATCTAGAGATAGTACACCAACTTGGATGGACCATGCGCGCAGTTCAGCCTGAAAAAACGAAAGGCGCCCCCGCAGGGGCGCCAAACGTTGATGACTTTTTGTTCAAGTCAGATGGTGAGGTTTGACTCGCTCTTCGTCTTGTTGAAGAACTCTGCCTCAGTCGGAATGTGGTAGCGATCCTCGTTCTTGAGGGCCTCACACTCCTGCTCCATGAGGGCAGTGAACTCATCGGCGTAACGGGTCTGAAGGACCACGTAGGCGCGACGGCGGGCCTCATTGCGGATACGGTTCTTGATCTTCTGGACGCTCTTCCGGTGGAGGCGCTGCTCAGGTGTCAAAGTGACCGGACGGCCACGCTTGATACCAGTACCGGATGATGTCAGCTTCTGAAACTCTGTCGGTTCCATGGGTTTCCTTTCGTAGGTGTTATTAGGCTTGCGTTCGAAACGCACGGTGAAAGATACACGCTGCGTTCAGTAGACACAACCTTGACAGAAAAAAAATTTTGACATCATGACGACGAAGCCTGTAGTGTCTGTCGCGACCACAGCAGACGGGAGTGAATATTGTTCGACATTATTGATGACGAGTCGGAATTTAAGCCACTTGACACAGAGCAGGCAGAGTTTCTTGTGAGTCTCGCCGAGGACCTGAAAAGTCTCGGGCAGGATCTGGACGACAGTAGATCGCAGGTATGTGAAGTTGCCGCCAATAACATAATGAGACTCACAGCCCTAGCCATGGCTGGATTCCACCTATATAAAGACTACCGAGAACACAGCGAAAGCATGTTCGCAGATTTGGTTCGGGCAGTAATTCAACTAGAGGAGTTGAAGCCAGGTGGCTCGGAACATTTACAAGACGGAGCAATGCTTGACTACAGTGAGTTTTTGAAGGACATGACAAACGAATATGACTGAATTATTTGACCAAGACAAATTTTACGTACTATCGGTAATAGATGAAGATGATGGCGCGCAAACACTTGTCGAAGTATTCCCCGATGGTCAAGTGCATGTCGCTCGACGGAAATCGACAACGGATACGTGGTCTGTCGGAAGCTGGGGAATAGCGAAAGAGGTTCCGTTCAAATGACGGTGTCGGAAATTTGCGACAACGCAATAGCGACTGTGATGGCGAAAAGGAACTCATTCCACGGAGCGGCAAATGAAATTCTAAAAAAAATAATTACAGCAATGACTGAAAACAATATAGAAATCTCATACAAATCCATTTCGATCCTTGCGCAAACGCTAGACGAGCGAGGATTCTTCGAACTTCGTGGCGCCGTGGTAAAAATGTCAAAAATGTTTGGCGTCAGCAGGACGACGATCTATACCGCCATCAACTCGAATGGGCAGACATGAACATACAAGACCGCCTCAGAAGCTCTCGACCAGAAGATCTCTCTCCTGAATTCCTTCATGAAGTCGCAGACCTTATCGATGAACTTAAAAAAGACGTAATAGTGATAAATGATGAGAACGGTGAGGAAATCGCAAAAATTGAAGGTAGCCTTGCGGCGTTCGCCATTTCGGAAGGCACGAGCCGACTGGTAAATGAAGCGCTTCGAGAGATGATGGAAGAATGGGAAGCAGAACATGGCCCTACCTGAGATAGTCATACTTAGGTGCTGCAGGGACTGGCCGGTCCAGATAGAGATAGCACATAGACACGGTGGGCGGTGCGGACTGTGCAACCAGATACCTCGACTTATTTACGAGCAATATAAAAAACAGGAGGAAAAAGAAAATGATATTTAACGCCGATGAAATAAACGCTGAATACAAAAAAATGTTCTACGATCAACCGGACAGACGGGATTTTTGGGCGGAAGTCATGCGAGCCAAATTCGTAATCATGGCCAACGAACAGGAAAACCCCGCACGAGCACTCCTCAACTACAACGTGCAGAATCAAGTAATCGAATATCTTCTCGGGGAACTCCCCGCTCCACCCGAACCCAAAAAGAAGCGGTCAGATAAATATGAAGAACTGATCGAATGGTGCAAAGACAACCATCTTGTACAAGTGAACGCTGAGCAGATCGCTGAGCAGGGCGACATGTCATACTCAACGGCGCTCAAGTTCATTAAAGATAGACCCGACCTATTCTACAAAATCAAGAAAGGGGTGTACGAGGTCCGAAATCCTGAAATTGTTCGGCAAGAAGAAAATATTCAGCAAAGGTGAATTGTGGAATACGTTGATCCTGATGACATTGAACTGCCAGACCTCAGTTGGATGCGCAGAGCGGAATGCCGCTCCTACCCGACAGAAGTATTTTTTCCAGTAGCGAAAACAAGTGAATACAGGAAACTAATAGTCCGTGCTAGAAAGATCTGCGAAGAGTGTCCAGTGCGACAAGAATGTCTGGACTATGCGCTCAGATTTGAGGCTCTTGGCTTCTGGGGTGGTCTCAGTGAAATAGAGCGGCGCAGATACAGAAATGACCATAACATCACATTCGAAAGGAAGTTCTACAGTGGACGTGTTTACACCTCGTGAGCTGGCCGGAGGCGGTTTCGTTCGACTTGACGCCCACATGGCGGACGACCTGAGCGTTGTTAATAGTGCCAGAGTTTCGTTTGGCAAACGCTCAGAAACGCTAGAAGAATCCGACGAGAAACTGATCGAATTCCTACTGCGGGAGCGTCACGGGACACCGTTCGAACACAACGCAATGAGGTTCCATATCAAAGTGCCGCTTTTTGTCGCACGCGAGTGGTTTAGGCATCGAATCGGTTGGTCGTACAACGAACTTTCTGCTCGTTACACCAAGATCGAGAACAGCCATTGGGTTCCGGAAGTCAAAGACGTTCGATCACAGGTAGGTAAACCTGGCAACTATACGTTCGAACCAGTAGAAGCAGATATTGCTTCGGAAGCAGCTCGCGTTATCGGTTACCAGTCTGACTCCGCATGGCGCACTTACAATTACCTGATTGAAATTGGTGTAGCAAAAGAGCAGGCACGCGCTGTACTACCGGTAGGCACAATGACGGAGTTCTACGCAACGTGCAATGCCCGCTCGTTGATGCACTTTATTTCATTGCGGGCAAGCACATATGCGCAGATGGAAATTCAACGTCCTGCACGCGAAATGGAAAACATTTTCTCTCAGTTGATGCCAGTTACACACAAGGCGTTCAATAGCCACGGTAGAGTTGCCCCGTGACCGGGGGAACACACGTATCACCAGAAGTAAATAATTTCTTGAACCGCCTACAAGGCGTCAAGAAAAACGGCAAGAACTGGTCTGCACAATGCCCGTGCAGATATGACGACGATAATCCATCACTCTCCATCGGCGAGGGGGATGACGGTCGAGTTCTCGTCACATGCCACCGTGGCACGCCGTGCAACGTTGGGCAAATCTGCGAATCAATGGGTATTGCTGTATCTGACCTGATGCCTAAAACCGATGAGTGGGGCGATAAGCACAAGGATTGGAAGCCCATTGTCAGAAACGATCCGCCCGTAGAGCCAAAAAAGTCCGCATCAAAACCGAAACTTGATCTGGTAGAGACATACGACTACACGGACGAAAGCGGAAACCTTCTCTTCCAGAAGCTTCGTTTCATCGATAAGGACACTGGCAAAAAAACGTTTCGCCAACGACGCAAAAACGAGCAAGGTGAATGGGTATACAACCTCGACGGGGTAAACCAAGTCCTTTACCGGCTGCCAGAAGTGATAGATGCGATACGTGACGGTAAGAACGTTGTCGTAGTCGAGGGTGAAAAGGACGTAGAGACACTTCGGTCTCTTGGCCGAGTCGCTACAACAATGCCCGGAGGCGCAGGAAAGTGGCGTGAGAACCACACTGAAGCCTTGCGTGGCGCAAACGTCATTGTTGTTGCCGATAACGACGAGGTCGGGAAAACTCACGCAGCAGACGTTGCAGACAAGCTCCGCAATGCTGATTGCGCCGTCAGGCTTATGATCACCGACGGGGTGAAAGACATTACCGACCTGATCGAGTCGGGTGGCGAGTTGAAAGAACTCAGGGACTTTAACCCTGATGTTGATGCGCCGTCAGAAGAGCATGATCTTTTCGACCAAGCCCTACAAAAGATCGAAAGCATTTTTAATCGTGACGATATTTCCGATCACGTAAAAATGTTGAGGGCCAATAACGTCATCCTTGACATAGGCGCAACAACGAAAGCCAAGCCGACAGGACGTCTCGTCAAATGGTCTGACTTCATTCAGGAAGACGAAGACGATTCTTATGACTGGATCATTCCGGATATTCTCGAACGAGGCGAACGCGTAATGGTTGTCGCAGCTGAAGGTGTTGGCAAAACAATGCTTGGCAGGCAGGTGGCTCTTTGCTCTGCGGCAGGCATCAACCCTTTCACCTACGAGAAAATGAAGCCCATCACAACCTTGATGGTTGACCTTGAAAACCCTCAGAGGATTATCCGCAGAACATCTTTGGACATCCAGAAGAAAACTGTTCACTACGGCTTCTGCGAGGATCCACAGGCTCATCTTTTAATCAAGCCTGACGGTCTTGACCTTTTGAAGTCAAGCGACAGAGAATATTTAGAGGAAAATATTGAGGCAGTAAAGCCTGACCTACTGCTACTCGGTCCTGTCTACAAATCTTTTGTCGATCCAGGTGGCAGAACGTCTGAGGCTATCGCCATCGAAATTGCTAAATATTTCGATTCACTTAGGGAGTGGTACAAGTGTGCCATGTGGTTCGAGCACCACGCTCCGCTTGGAAACGCAATTTCCTCACGCGATCTACGACCGTTCGGTTCCGCTGTTTGGTCGCGCTGGCCAGAGTTCGGTTTAAGTTTGCAGCCAGATCCGACAGCAACCGAGGGTTATGTATATGAGGTCAAACATTTTCGTGGTGCCCGTGACCAACGAAAGTTTCCGACTAAAATGACTAGAGGGAAAACTTTCCCATTCGAGGTTCTCGAATTCGCAAAAGTAGATTGATATGAGTGGCAAAGCCGGGTTGACTAAAGAGTTCCTCGCTGAACGTGACGTGCGCATCTTCAAGATGCGTCAAGCCGGTGTGTCTCCAGGAGAAATCGGTCGCCGATTCGGAATAAGCACACAAGCTGTCAATGGTGCGATTAAACGACAACTTGAAAAGCTTAACCGCGAAGCATTGATGGCATATCCGGAAGTTCTCCGGATGGAACTCGAACGGCTCGATGCGCTACAACAATCAATCTGGCCACTCACTCAACATCGAAAAGTAAAACTTGATGATGGAACTGAAGTGGCAGTTGAGCCAGACCTCAAAGCAATACAGCAAGTTCTTTCAATTATGGATAGACGATCAAAGCTTCTGGGCATGGAGCAAACAAACGTCAATCTGCAAGTTGAACAAGTCGAGCCACAGCGAGCCATCCTTGCCGGTGCGAACAACACCGCCATTGCTGCAAACGCATTCAACCCGGAAGAAGAAGCACGTCAACTACTTGAAATCATGGGCGGGGCAGGGATTCTGCCCCCAGAAACAATAGCTTCGCTATTATCAGGCGACCAGAAAAAGCTGGTGCCAGTAGTGATCGAAGAAGAGGAACATGAAGCAGCAGCGGAACAAGAAGTCATCAGAGGAGAAATCGTCATCTATGGAGACGGAAGTGAGTGACTATTTCGAAGAGCCAGATGTCGACAATATTGATGCCGCAATGGCTCATGTTGCTGAAACCCTGACACCGACACGCCAACACCACACCGGTGCAGCAGACGGCGACACGGCGAACAAACAAGTTATTTTGCGTGCAACGGAATACGACCACGAGCGTTGGAAAACGGCAGCAGCGAAAGAAGGCATCTCGATGTCTGAATTTATTCGCAACTGCTGCAATAAGGCTGCAGGCGACATCCTCGAATGTCAACACCCTGTTGAAATGCGTAAAAACTACCCATGGTCAGAGAAGTGCTTGGCCTGCGGTAAGCGACTGCGCTGATGTGAGACAATTTAAGGATGGCTGTCCGCTTACGCATCGAACCGTATAACCCTGACGCGGTCGATGCCGACAATGATGGCATAGTTCAAGAAGGAACAGCCTGGGAACGCCCAGCGGCGACAAACATTGTTGATGAATTTGGGCGTCTTATTGACACAGGCAGAACTTCAACTGTTAGAGGTTCAGGTTTTCGTGTCATCGACAGAGACGGAAATACCGTCTCGTATCAACCGTCATACGGGCAAGGCGCAGGGCTCCCAGACAAGCCACAGCCAAGATCTTTTTTTGGTTCAACACTTGGCGAGAGTGTTGGAACTTTAGCTTCACGTACGGGCGGAACACTAGAACAGAGATACGGGACATTAGGCGGAGGAAGACCTGCTGACAAACTTCCTCCAGTCCTGCTGCCACCTCCAGTCCAAGCAGCACAGCAAAGCATCATGTCGACGAACGACATTTTTGCTTCAACGCTCGACATTGCCGACAGGGGACGTCACCGATCGGCAGTAGAAAGAGCAAAAGCATTTGCTGATACAGCAGCCGAACGTGGTCTCGATAGAGGCACGGTGGAAGCGATGCTCGTCGGAGGAACCTACTGGGCCACATGGTTCGCTGGTGGCGGACAAATTGGCGCCCTTATGAACGATATAGCCACCGGCATCGGAGACTCCGATACAGCGTCAGGGTTCTCCAATCTTGCCGACATGTTCGCAATAGCTGGTCTTGCTGGCATCAGAGCATCGATGTTCTCCACGGCGCAACGCTTCGGGGTAACGGAAGAACAGTTCAACCAGTTCCTGCAGTCAGTATCTGACGCAATGGAACGCGCCAAGATTGCCGCAGGGAACGCCTCCCAGGCGCTTATTAGGGCGATCGAAGAGTTCTTCCAAGGCTTGGCAGACATCTTCACAGGTCCGCCACCGCTCCCTGCTTTCGCCAAATCTGAACAGGACGGCATCGAGGTCAAGGCGTACAAAATTAAACTTGAGCCATACAACCCTGATGCCGTCGACGGGGACAATGATGGCATCGTTCAGGAAGGGACAATCTGGGAGCGACCAGCAGCAACAAGAATTGTTGATGCCCTCGGATTCGAAGTTCAGTACGGAAAAATGTCGTCAACGCCCGTCACCGGACAAAGAATCGTTGACGACAACAATGAACCTGTCTCCTATACACCTTCCTGGAAAAAAGGTGGAGAAGCACAGAAGCCTGATGGTCCGCCCATCCACGGCATATCCAGCGTTGGCGACATGGCGCGCGGAGGTCCAGTAGCTAAGCCGCCAAAATCACAGAAGCCAGAGAAGAAAAAAGGTTCGCTTTTCAGCCTTCCGAAACTTTGGAAAGAGCCAAAGCCAGCGAAGTTCGACATTCCGCCGCAAACATATGACACCCCACTTCTCGGAAAAGTTCTTATCACCGGCGGCACGGCGCCAACAGATAAGGCGCTGATCGATAAAGAAGATGGCGGTCGGTTCATACCGGAACGAAGGAAGCTCCACAAAAAAATAGTTGAGTTCTACCTCGAAAAAGCGAAACCTAAAGCAGAAGGTGAACCAAAAACCATTTTCTTCCTCGGTGGCGGACCTGGATCCGGCAAAACATCTATGTTCAAGTCCGGCGCTTTCGGCGTAGACGGTGAGACCGTCCGCATCGACCCAGACGAGATCAA